CAATAAAGAATGGAGAACAATTTTAGAAGATGGTGTTGAATACGATGAGACAGGAGATGGCACTATACAAGTTTCCGAAAGAGAGCCTTTACATGGATTTAGAAGATTGACTAGATAATGGCTTTAGATGTTAAGATAAAAACAAACAGCAAAGCTATAGAAAAAAGATTTCAAAGATTAGAGAGTAAGTTTCCATCTATTATTGATAAAGGTATTCTACAAGGTGGTTTCCAATTATTAGATATTGTTAGAACTAAAACAGCAAAAGGAGTTGATTTTAGAGATACACCATTTGCTCCATATTCTGCTAGTTATCTCAAACAATTACAAAGAGAGGGAAAACCAACCAAAGTAGATTTATTTTATTCAGGAAGAATGTTAGGTGCATTAACACCATCAAGAAGAACTATTAAGAAAACAGGTAAAAACAAAGTATCTATATCATTTAGCAATGCACAAATGAGACAGAGAGCATTATTTAATCAAGTATTGAACGAGCCTAAAAGAGAATTTTTTGCCTTTAACAATAGAACAGAAAAGATTATAAACAAACAATTCAACAGATTTGTTGCAAAAGAATTAAAGAAAATGAAACTATGAGTGTAAGAGAAAATATAGCATCTAATTTATTATCTACTATTTCAAGTATATCTAGCCCAGCAATTATAAAAGCTACTAGACAACCTTTTCAATTAGATGAATTATCAGACAAACAATATCCAGCAGTAATAGTACAAACATCAGAAGAAACTAGAGAAGATTCAGAGTTAGGAGATGGTGCTAAAACTAGAATAGGTACTATTGATTTTGTTATACTTGGTTTTGTCAAAGGTGCTGAATCTAATATTGATACTGCAAGAAATACTTTAATCACAGCTATTGAAACAGCTTTAGAATCTGATATTACTAGATCATCAAACGCACTTGATACTGAAGTTACATCAGTTGAAACAGACGAGGGTACTTTGTTTCCTATTGGTGGTATCAGAATGGTTGTGAGGTGTATGTATGAATATCAAGCTGGTACACCATAAGAAAGGATAAGCTATGGCAAGTAAAGATAAAATTATAGATAAAATAGAAAAAAAGATAGATGCAATAGAAAAGTTGCATGACAAAGAATCAATCATGTGTGAAGAAATAAAAGACTTATTAGCTGATTTAAGAGATGACGAAGATGAGAAATGGGAAGATGATTCAGATGAGGATTTTAATGAAGAAGATATAGATGACGAAGATATTGACGAAGAAGAAGAAAACTAATAAAAGAACTTATGGCTAAAGATATTAAATTATATAAAGATGGGCATGAAATGAGTATTAATGAAACTCAGCTTGATAATTTTTTAGCTTTAGGTTGGAAGCAAGAAAAAGAAAATACATCAACAAGTAAAAAGGAAAATAAAAAATGGCAACACATCACGGAAAAGAAGGAGTAGTTAAAGCTGGTGGAACTGCAATCGGAGAGATTACAGGTTTTACATTAGAAACTACTGCTGATGTTGTAGAAGATACAGAATTATCAGATTCTACAAAATCATTTTTAGCTGGTAGAACATCATTTTCAGGAACTCTTGAAATGAGTTATGATGAAACTGATTCTCCACAACAAACACTTACTGCTGGAACTTCTATTGCTTTTATCTTATTGCCTGAGGGCGATACTTCAGGAGATGAAAGTTTTACAGGGTCAGGTATTGTTACAGGAATGTCAGTTAATAATGGTATGGATGCAGTAATTACAAGATCAGTTACATTTCAAGGTACAGGAGCATTAACTAGAGGTACTGTCTAATAAGACTTTATGAAGTTAATAGATTCTGCAAAATCTCATTTTGAGTCTCTAGGTGTTCAACACATAGAAGTAGAAGAATGGAAAGATGAAGCTGGAAAGCCAAGTGTAATATATTGGAATCCAATGAACTTATCTGAAAAAAATAAATTATTTAAAAAATCAGATAATTTAAACGATGTTAGTATTCTTGCTGATATAGTAGTAATGAAAGCTATTGATAAAGATGGCAACAAATTATTTACTTTAGAAGATAAACTTGCTTTGATGCACAAAGTAGATTCTGATGTACTTTCAAGAATAGCCACAGCTATGGTACAAGCAATCACTCCTGAAGAAGTAAAAAAAAACTAAAATCTACACCTGAATTAAAAAATTTACTTATAGTAGCCGATAGGTTAAAAATACCTTTATCTGAACTTTTAAAAATGGAAGTTTGGGAGTATAATCATTGGCTTGGTTATCTCTATAATGAAGCTGAAGAACGAGAACAAGCTATGGTAAAAGCAAGGCACAAATAATGGCACAAAACCTTAAAATTAATATACTAGCAAAGGATAAAACAAAACAAGCCTTTAATGGTATAAGAGGTAGATTACAAAAACTTAAAGACTCAGTTATATCTGTTAAAGGTGCGATAGTCGGAATTGGTGCTGGTCTTGTAATAAAATCATTTGTTAATGTTGGTAAAAATGTTGAGGACTTACAAGTAAGATTAAAACAATTATTTGGAAGCACACAAGAGGGTGCAAAAGCATTTGATGTAATGGCAAAATTTGCATCTAAAGTTCCTTTTTCTTTAGAGCAAATACAAAACGCATCAGGAAACTTAGCTGTTGTTTCAGGAGATGCAAATAGATTATCAAAGATATTAGAGATTACAGGTAATGTTGCATCGGTCACAGGATTAGATTTTCAAACTACTGCTGAACAAATACAAAGAGCATTTGCTGGTGGTATAGCTTCAGCAGATATATTTAGAGAAAAAGGTGTTAGAGATTTATTAGGTTTTAAAGCTGGAGCAACTGTATCAGCAGAAGAAACAATCAAAGCATTTGAAAAAGTATTTGGTAAAGGTGGTAAGTTTGGTGGAGCAACAGATGAATTATCAAGAACATTTACAGGTGTACTATCTATGCTTGGAGATAGTTTATTTAATTTTAAAAAGAGAGTAGCAGATGCAGATTTTTTTGATGCTATTAAAAAAGAATTTAAAGACTTAGATGATTTTATAAAAGAAAATCAAGATACATTTAATGATATAGCTGATGCAATAGGATTTGTTTTAACAGGTGCAGTAAAAGTTTTATCTGCTGGTATAAAAGGATTAGCAAAAGCAACAGAAATACTAACAGGTGCATATGAAAGTTTAGTTAAGCTTGTAAATGCAATATTACCAAAAGCATTAGAATTTAATATTGTTACAAAAGCACAAAGAAAATTACAAAGAGAAATAGCTGATTTAGAAAAAGAACGATTTGAAAGAATGGGTCGTATTCTTGAAGAACAAAACAAAACAAATATTTCTCTTTCAAAACAAAAAGAAGTTTTAGTAGATGTAGATAAAGTAAGAAAAGCTATACAAAAAGCTAAAGATAAAGAAGATAAATTAGAACTATTTATTTTATCTGAGAAAAATAAAAAAAGATTAAGATTTAACGAATTGATTACACAAGGAGTAGAAAAACACAAAGAACAAAATAGTGTTTTAAGATCGGTAGGAGAAAAATTAAAAGAACATAATGAATCTTTTAGCATAACTGACACTATTTTTGAATCTATTACAGGTGCTACATCAAGTTTTTCAAGAACACTAGCAGAAGCTTTAGTATTAGGTAAATCAATAAACAAATCATTTAAAGAATTAGCACAAGGATTGTTAGTAGATATTGTTGCTAAGATGATTGAAAGAATTGCTTTACTTACAATAGAAAAATTTATTGTTGATAAGATATTTAAACAAGACACAGACAAACTTAAAATGGAAAAAAACATCACTAAAGAAAAACAAAAACAAGTTATGCTTCAAGCTTTACTTATGGCTATGGGTGGTGGCTCAGGTGGTGGTGGATTCAAATTATTTGCTTCAGGTGGTGCTGTAAGAAAAGGACAGCCAACTATTGTAGGAGAACAAGGTGCTGAAATGTTTATACCAAACTCATCAGGTCAAATAACACAATCAGCTAGAGGTACAGGTGGTGGTGCAGTTAATGTGAACTTTACAATTAACACAATAGATTCAAGAGGATTTGACCAAGCATTAATAGAAAACAGAGGAACAATATCATCTATTATTAATAGTGCATTATCAGAAAAAGGTAGAGGAGAGTTAATTTAATGTCAGGTGCATTTCCAATATCATCAGCTAAATTTGAAACATTAGGTATCAAATCAACACAGAATACTATTATTTCTAAATCTATATCAGGAAAAAAATTATCAAGACAAGTAGATAATCAAAGATTTGGTTTTACTGCTAGAATTATTACAGCAAAAAGATCAGATGTTTATGGAGAACTTATGGCTTTTATTATGAAGCAAAGATCAAGCAAAGAAAATTTTACAATAATCCCACCTGAGATAGAAGATGCAAGAGGAACTGAGACAGGAACAGTATTAGTAAATGGTGTCCACGCAGTAGGAGATACAACAATTGCTATGGATGGCTTTGCTGGAGATGGTGCTGGAAGATTTAAAGCTGGAGACTTCTTAAAATTTGCATCACATACTAAAGTTTATATGGTTGTTGCTGATGCTACTTCATCATCTAATGCTTCAACTGTAACAATAGAGCCACCTTTAATATCTGCTTTAGCAGATAATTCAGTAGTTACTTATGACAATGTATCTTTTACTGTTCATCTTACAAATGACATACAAGAGTTTGGTGTAGTAGGTGCAGATAAAGATGGTAATTTATTATATCAGTTTGAGGTTGATGTCGAAGAATCTCTTTAATGAAAAAATATAAAATTACACATTTAATTAGTGCAGACTTTGAAGCAACTGTAATTGTTAATGAAGATGAAATAGATACTAATTTAAACGATTTAAAGGAGTATAAAAAACCTGATAGTAAATTTAATTTTACCATGATAAAAGGTACAGAAAGCATAACAAGAACATATTACGAGGAACATGGCACGAACACTAACGACAGCAGTAAAAAACGAATTATTAACAAATGAAATACGACCAATTCATTTGCTTACTATCGGATTCTCAACACCTGTAAATCTTACAGATTCTAGTTTTGATTTAACTTCATCAGTATCAGGCTCTAGTGTTACTTATACTGCATCTCCATTTCTAGTATCTTTACCATCATTTGAAGAACAAACAGATTTAACAAAAGTAACATTAAGCTTAGTTTTATCAGGAGCAGATCAAACATTTATATCAACAGTTTTAAATGAAAATGTTGTAAATGATACTGTTACAATATTTAGAGGTTTGTTAAATTCATCTAATAGTATTATAGCTGACCCAATATTATTATACTCAGGTAATATAGAAACATTTGATATAGCTGAATCAGAAACAGACTCTAGTGTTCAGTTATCAGTAGTATCTCATTGGGCTGATTTTGATAAAAAGTCAGGTAGAAAAACAAACAATTCTTCTCAACAAAGATTTTTTAGTACAGATGTTGGTATGGATTTTTCAAGTCAAACAGTATTAGATATTAAATGGGGAAGAAGCTAATGACTACTTTTGATGAAGTTATAAACTTCTATAAACAATTTAATAGATACAAAACCAATACATACGAAGAATTATACAATCACATAATACAATCTATTAATTATAATCAGTATAAAATATTTAAAGATAAAGGTGTTTATGGTTTTACTAATTGGGCTTTTGTTAATCAACAAACAGAAGATAAGTTTTTAAACACAGGCATAATAGATAATTGGAATTGTGGAGATATTATGTTGCATATTGATTTTATTGCTACAAAGAATGTCAAACAAATAATGAGTTGGTTAAAAAACAATAGTGCAAAACTTTTAGGATTAAATAAAAAGATACATTGGGTAAGATTAGATAATGATAATAAAGTTAGAAAAATTATGAAACAAACTACAAAGGGTAGCTGGTTATGGGTGGAGTAGTAAAAAGTGTTGTAAAAGCTGTATCTAGTGTTGCTAAAGTAATTAGAGTAGGTAACTTTTTAAGTGGCATGAATCCTTTTGTAGCTTTAGGTGTATTCGCTGTTGGTTGGTTATTTATGAGATCAATGAAGCCTGAAGTACCTGACTTTGGTACAAATGATTTTGAAGAAACAGAGAGAGGTATATTAGTAAATAAACAATCTAACAATGCTTCTATTCCTGTAATTTATGGAGAAAGACTTGTTGGTGGAACAAGAGTATTTATAGAAACATCAGGAACAGATAATGAATTTTTATATATAGCTTTAGTCTTATCTGAGGGAGAGATTAATGCTATTACAGAAATAAGAGTTGATGACAAAGTAGTAACATTTAGTGGTGCTTTGAATGATAATACCCAAAGAACAGTAGCAAGTTCAGATAGTAATTTTTATAAAGATGGTGCTAGTTATATTACGATAGAGCCACATTTCGGTAGTGATGGACAGAGTGCATCAAGTTTATTATCTACATTATCATCATGGGGTAGCAATCATAAACTATCAGGTGTTTGTTATCTAGCATTAAAGTTTAAATGGAACTCAGATATATTTGGTGGGATTCCTGTTGTTCAAGCAAAAGTACAGGGTAAAAAAGTTGTTACTTTAGATGCAAGTTTAAATGAGTCATCTGCAACATTTTCTACTAATCCAGCATTTTGTTTATTAGATTATTTAAGAAACGAAAGATATGGAAAAGGTATTGCAACAGCTAATATAGATTTACAATCTTTTAGAGACGCATCACAAGTTTGTATTACTCAGGTAACACCATTTTCAGGTGGAAGTGATATTAATATATTTGATACAAATGCAGTTATAGATACATCTAAAAAAGTAATTGATAATGTTAGAGACATAGTAAAAGGTATGAGAGGTTATCTTCCATATGTTCAGGGCAAGTATAAATTAGTTATAGAAACAACAGGGTCAGCTTCAGTATCACTTACAGAAGATGATATTATTGGTGGATATAATTTAGCATCGCCATCTAAAAATTCTAAATACAACAGAGTTATTTGTTCTTATATTAATCCTGATAGAAACTTTCAAGTAGATGAAGTTCAATATCCAGCTATAGATGATAGTGGTTATTCAACAGCAGATAAACACGCAACTATGAAAAATTTAGATGGGGGTTTTTTGCTAGAGG